TGGGCGTTTAGTTTTGCTTGTAACATAAGTTAATGTAACCGCTTCCCCTGTTTTTACAGAATCTCCCTCTTTGTATATTTTTGTATCAATCCCCTTTCCCGCTTCGGCTGTGTCTTGAGGGGATATGTTATCGCGGGCAGCCTGTTTTTCTGTCATTGCGGGGATTGTAGCAGATTGAGAAGTTTTTTCAAGGTCTGTTTGCATAGGCGGCATTACCGGCTCAATCGGACTAACAGTATTAGGCAAAAAACCTTTAATCTGAATATCAGCCGGTTTTTCTTTTGCGTAAACAATATCTACAGTAGGATTTTTAACATAATTATTCCAAGTGCGAAAATCATTTTTCTGCCATTCTCTCGCAAAATGACGAGACATTAATTCTTGTTCAGGAGTAAAGTTTTCAGGCGTTATATTAGTACGGTTTTTTATCCATTCATTTGCCTTATTTTGATATTCTTCTATAGGTAACGGCCTGATTTTATCTGCAAACTTTGGATAATTTTTAGTGAAATCTAATATTGCCTTATCGTATGCCTCTACTATATTTTTGCCAATAGTCGTATCGGCAACCTTACTAAGACCAAAGCCAGCAAGAGAACTTGCTACGCTAAAACCGTACATTATTCCCATATCTTTAAGAACGCCTAATGCGCCTTCGTATTGATAATCTGTTGATGGGTCTATTTGGTCGGCAGTAAACTTTGATAACTCCCTGCCGGTCTTTGATAATCCGGCAGTCAACGAAGCCATATTTGCTTTTTGCCATACAGAGGGTATCCGATATTTAATCGCAGTGCCTTGAGGGATATTAGGTTTTAACATTGCAGAAGCAGTTTTGTATCCACCTATAAACTCAGATATATCACCGATAGACTTTACAAAGCCGGACGGATTATAATCCATAGCCCTGTCCATTGCTTGCTCTAATGTCAAGTTAGAATATTCGTTATCCTCATTGAATAAATCTGGCATTGACTTTTTTAAAATAGCAAATCCAACGTCAGGAGTTTGTAACATTCTGCCAAACGAATGTTTTAGAAAAGTCCTAACCACCGGCCTGCCTATTTTTTTAGTCCAATAATCAACTTGCTCTTGTATTCCTATCGGAGTATAATCTTCGCCCTCTCCAGCAAACCATCGTTTAATTTTTTGACCTACAGTTAAATCTAAAGCACTCATTGACGGTATAACTGCTTTAGTATCGTTTATGGCCGTATCACTACTAATTCCAAGCCAATATGAAGCGTCATAAATTCGTTTCATTTCGTCAGGTGTACTATCTGCTTTTTGCATATTGTTATACGCAAAATCATTTTGTTTTTGAACTTCCTCTAATGGAAGAATATTTCTATCATCAACAGGCTCTAAATCCAAAACAGGTTGTAAATCAAGTTTATTCGGCAAGTGTATATCCTTGTTTCAATGCTTCATCTAATTGTTCTTTTGGCAGATTAAACTTTTTACCATCTTTTGTAACAGTAATTTTACCTTCTATTTGTAGTATGGTTTTGTCCTTATTGTACACAAAAGCATTATGTAAGAATTTACCCATAACATAAGGAGATTCGGCAGAAAAATAAGGAACATTATCAGATTCAATTTTACTAATTTCCGCAAACGCCATATCCGAATATTTTCTACGAAGCATATCGGCTTGCGTATCTATTTCTTTTATTGACCAGTCAGGATTAGCACGAATCATACCCTTTAATGCGGAATCGTATTCATTCAAATACTTAGCTATATATTGGTAACTTTCCTGTTCTTTGGCATCATTGGTGTTATCAATTTGTATAAAAAACTTAGTATCTTTGGCTTTTTCATAAGCCGATTTTATAGCATCGCTTTGCACGGAAGTCCATTTGGTTGTAGCATCAGAAAGTAAACCAGAATACGATTGTTTATCATCTCCACTATCGACAATATTACCTGCCCTGAATTCTTTACGTATATCTTCTATTATTTTATCAGCAGTTTCTTTGCCTCTATAAAGATTATTAATTCTTTCTTTTATCGCCGCTGCAACTATAGGGTCTGATTTTCTATCTTCTCCCCTATAAAATTTCTGCCAATTTTGCTTCAACGCTTCTTTCTTATCAGCAGACAAAGAACTATTATCTATCGAATTAAAGTCCGGTACTTCTCCCGCCCATTTTCTTTTATTAAAATCGTCCTCAATTTTATTCTGTTCGGCAATTAATGTTTTGTTATATGCAATTTGTTGATTCTCAATCATATTAGTAAGTTTAGTTACATCTTCAGCATCAAGACCTGATTCAGATTGCCATTTCGGGTCTGTAATCGCTTCTAATGCTTTGTCCCACCCATTTTCCCCTGCCTCATTCATTGATTGTGCATATTCTGTTAAGCTTGAATAGGCATTATTAACAGCCGCCTCTTTTTGCGCCCTTGCGTTAATCGCATCGGTTTCAAGTTTTGCGTTTTCAAGATACGCTGCCGCAGTGTCTTTATTGAGTAAACCGCTATTTACAGCACCATTTGTTATATTAACAAGCTTATCGTAATCGCCGGTTTCCAAATAAGTATCGGCCTGAATTTTATATCTGTCGAATTCGTGTTTAGATACTATTTCCTGAACATCTCCGTCCGCATCTTCTTCGAGTTTATCACGATTAAGAAGCATAAAGTTTTTATTTGCTTCTTTGGCAATTTGGGTTTGCGAATTATTTCCAGCAGCATCAATGCCGGTAAACATTTTTTCTTTGGCTTTTTGCATATCCTCTAAAGACGCACTCGGATTTTGTTTTATATAATTCCTGAATTCTGATTGAGCGGTATTTATCAGTCCTAAAAATTCGTGATGTTCATTATTGGCTCTGGTTTTAAGAAGTTCCTGAAATATATTGCCCGCCGTACCTGCAATTGCCTGACCTGCCGCAATCTGGCCGCTTCTATCGGCCAATTCCATAGAAGGTTTAGGCCTGCCACCGGCAGGCGGTAATTGATTTCTGCTATAAAATGGTATTTCGCCCATTAGTTGCCCGCCCAATTCCAACCGGCATCAGCCGCTTTATTTAATTTGGCCGAAGTAGTTCTTTTATTAAACATACCGCTCTCATATCCCATATAAGCCAAAGAACCGAAGCCGCTGGCACCGGAAGCAAGCGCATTCCATTTAGATTGCTTTCTTGCCATTTTACCGGACGCTTTTTCATAAACGGCACTTGCTCTGTAATTGGCCGATTCCATACGGCCTGTTTCGAGAATAAATCCAATATCTTTTGTAATATCGTTTTGAGTCTTTGCGGCCATTACAAGAGGAGAATCAATATTATTTAAAACGCCTGCTGCGGCAAATTTCGACCTTTGCGTGGCGAGTAGTTCACGGCCTCTTTCGGCGGTTATCTTTGCTTTTTCTACGGCCTGATTTCTTGCATCAATAGCATTTTGCATATCTATCGCAGCGCGGGCGTTAGCGAGTTTCTGCGCATCCTTACCCTGTTGCAGTTGATTCTTAACCTGCATTGTAGTACCAAAGGCCATTGCGCCTAAAGCTAATCCTGACATCCTAAACCTTTCGTCCAGATAAGATTAGAACTTGATTTATTAAAACCTAAATGCTTTAAAAAGTTATCGCTTAAAGTAGAGTCTGCGAAAACACGCCATAGATTTAATTCGTCTCTGATTTTAACAAAATCTTTTTTAGCCTGTTTTAACATTAGAAATTTTTTATCGTTTCTTATTTCAGGCAAACACATACCCCATATTTCGCCTATACCGATATATCTCATACCCGATACGCCGATTAATTTCCCGTCCTCGTAACAGCTTTCCGAAACTCCTGTAATAATATTCAGATTAGCAAGAAATTCCTGTTGAGGTCTGGTCAATATTGCGAATTCGGGATATTGCTCCTTATTGGCAAGCATTACCGTAATAAAATCTTCTATCGTCATTTGAGATTTAGTTATCATTTTGATACCTCAAATTCCGGCAGAATAGCTCTTATAGTCAACGGTTGCGGTTTATCGCTCTGGATATATATCGTTGCTTTCTTTTTAGAGCCGTAAGGAAATCTTACATTATAGTAAGAATCTTCACTTGTATACAAAGGCTGTTTCGCCTGCGTAAACGTAGCAGGGTTCCAGAAATTACAGGGTATTAACGTGCCTGATTTGCCCGCTCGATATTCGCAATATCCTGTCTGATAGAAGTCAAAATCTATTGACGTTATTTTCTTATTCATACCTTTATCACGGGGGTCTATCGTAATTGGCATTATTTCTAATTTGGAAGTAAAAGACAGGCCGGAAATTACTCTTGACGATAAATTTGCTATAGTAATATTGCCATCGGTAACTACAACGTCAGGACATACGATTCCATCGGCATAACTGGTTATGGTTTTTCCCTCTAAATAAGACATACCGCCGAAAGTGTCCGTTGCGGCACTATCATAAGACGACCCGCAATCGACAAACCAGCAATCGTTTACATCGGTACCCCAATTCATAGGTTGAAATTGTTCGACATAATAAACGATATTAGAATCAACGCTTCTTTCGACTATAGTCCAGACTTCATCTTCGCCGGTACTCGAAGGGAGCGTAGCGACAGAAATAAAATTACCGTCTGTTATTTGTGTTGACCACGATATAATTTCCTGATTTCTTAACAGTGTTAACGTTGCCATATTACCGTCATTCAGAACGCACCATAAAATAGGATTCGGCCTGAACTGAAATGCAACATCTTTAACGCCGTCCTCTAATATGTCCGATGAAAGAACCGTAACATCGTCAGACATAAATTTATTGTACTGTAAAGAATATGCGAATTCTCTTATCCTTCGCCCGCCTCTTTCTGTATAAAGTACCGAATCGCCTGCGAAAACAGCACTTATATTTTCAGAACCATTTTTAGATTGTTCTGTAAAACTCGGTGTCGTAGGAGTAATGGCCTCTCCTTCTTTGCCGTATTTACCTATCGAGCCGGAAGTGCCTACGAACATATAATCCTGACTTAGCAGCCATTGAATAGGATTCTGGCCGGGCAATGCCATTGCAAAAGACGAATCATCGGCAGTACCTTCGGTAAAATTAGTTACATCGTCAGGATTAGATTTTCCAAACCATATAGTTTGAGGGAAAGTTTCAGAGCCGCCAAAACATAATCTCTGCTGGTGAAACGTTACTGTTTTAGGCCAACCCCGATAATCAGACCAATAGCCCTCCCGCCAAGCCTTAGTAGTGTTTGCATCAGACAAATCAGCCAATACAACGGCATTGACCTCATTAGCGTCTATATAAGCAGTTATTTTAACAATACCGTAATTTTGCTGATTAGCTATCGTAAGGGTATAAGTAGGAGTACCGCTTGCATAATTACTCATAGTTACCCTATATATGGCACCGTCAACTTCCTCTTCTGACGGATTATCGAAATCAGTATTAGTCAAAGGCGTTAATGCCGCGCTCCAAGTAATACCGCCGTTTGTACTTCTTTCAAGCGTTATCGTACCGCCTGAATTACCGCTTGTTACAAACGAATAACCGCCCTTAAAATAAACGCTCTCAAGCGATGATTCATTAGAATCTAAAGTACCTGTCAGAGTAGAAGATGTCATATTCTGATTTATAGCCCATAATGCGCCAACGTGGCCGGAAAACCATATACTTTTATCAGCCATAAGCGTAATATTACCTGTAATTCCAGACGGCAAAATATTAGTATCGGAAGTGTCAAGCGGTCTGAATGGCCCTGTAGTTACATTAATATCCGCAATCGTCCAGTTTGTATGTGCCGTTCTTGTAAGTTTTTGTGGTTCATCATTGCCGTCAACCAGATACATTACATTATTAGACTGCGCAAATCTTATGTTTTGCAGTTCGTTGGTATCAAACGGAGTTGTAATTTCGTACGGATTATTAGTATCGCAGGGGTCTAAAATCTGGCCTCCGTTCCGATAAAATCTCATATAATAATTACCTGCCTCTATCATATAAGTATCGTCAACCGAATATTCAAAAGGAATTAAAATTGCGCCTGACTGTTTTGCGGTCGCTATGTATTTAGTTCCGGGCCTCCGAGTTACCGGCCCCTGAGACAATACAAGCATATTCTCAAGAATTCTACAGAATGAAGGATATTTAGGAAAGTCTGACCTTGATTCCATATAGGAACTGACTTTACCGGTATTGAAAGAAGTCAAGTCGGCTGTGTAAGCAAACAGACTTGATACCATTAAAAGGATTAGTAAGAGCTTATATTTCATCCAGAAGTACCCTGCGATATTAATATGGGATTATTCCGTCCGCCCAAATAATCATAAGTAGTCTTTGCGGAATTATTTAACTGACTCCGATTAAATGCTGCGGCGTTTGGTTTTGCCAATTGTTCATATTCCTGCAAAAGACTTGCCATTAATTTGAGGTCTTTACCGATAGGAGTACAAAGTTTCGAGCCTAAAAGTAAAGTTATGCAGTTCGTCAAAGGCATACTAAAAATTGAACTAACCGGAACGTCTATTACATACTCTATAAACGCGCTTGTATTATCAATATTTGTCAAATCATTAGTTAAAAATATAAGGCCGGTGCCGTCTTTATTAGCAATGGTTTCAAATCTATACTCCTGTCTCGGCCCTGTAGTAGTAGTAAAATCGTGGTCGATTTGTCTCGAAACAGCAAGACAATTTGACGGCAAAACAAAAGCATAAGACCAACCGCCTATTTCAGGCAAATTCCCAGCAGCAATCTGATTGCCTAAATCGGCGTATCGTGTCGCTTCTCTCGGCGGACATTTAGCCGTAGCCAAATCTGTAATAGCGGTTTTACGGCATACAGGCAAAAGAGTTCTGCAATACGATGAAATTCTATCAACATCGTCAATATCGTCTATTAAACCATTTGCATTGGCTTGGTCTCCGGCTCCGCCTATTTCAGTAAGAGCAAAATTAGCCAAATCTGTTTCCGTCATAATAACCTCTTATTCTAATTTACCGTAAAGATAAATTTTGCAATTATCAAGAGTTTCGTGCGTAGTATTTTTTATACCGAGATAAATTTTGCTATAACCAACATCGCCGCCATAAACATTTGAACTTGCATCCAGAGAAGGGACTACATATTTTAAATCATTCGTATCGGCAGCGTTAATCGTCCATTCTTTCAAAGTGTATATTTTAGCTGTTTGCCCAACTGATTCCGGCTCTGTTGGGTCATAATAAATGCCAACAGTAAAAGATGAATCGCTTCCGTTTGGGTCAATTTTTATCTGGCATAACATTCCACGAAAACCATTAAAAGTCAGTGTTTGATTATCAGCAAAAAATACTGTGTTTGCATCGTTAAAATCTGTAGGTTGAGCAACGCCCGTGCTATTGAAATCTGTCGCCCATTCTGCGTACATTACAACTATTTTCCCAGATTCGGGCATAGACGGAACATAACCTTTTTTAATTTCTCCGTTTGCAATTCCACAAAATAAAATCATAAGAAAAACTATTACTTTTTTCATATTTGTATCCTTAAAAATAAGGGCGGCGATTAAACCGCCCTGTTAAATTAAATCTCTGAAACAGTTACGGTAATACCGGCTATCTCAATATCAGTAGTGGCGGCAGTTGTGCCGGTAACAAGAAGATAATAAGATTCATCGGCGGCTACAACCTCAGATAATCCGCTTTCGCCCTCGACTACTTTATAATCAGCAGTTTTAGATAACTGCGTCATACCAGAGCCGATAGCCGCGTTAGCATAACCAGTGGTAGCCTCTGTATGCTTATAAAGTCGAGCGTCAAGGGTTGCCGCATTACCGCCGCTATCTATCTGGCCATTGATTGTCCAGCCGGTAATTGTGTATCCGACTTTTAATGGTATTGTAATCGGGATAATCAATGTTGAAGCCGTCTGCGATTGAGGAAGTGCGGCAACGTGTGCAGCGTCAGAAGCGGCTGGTACTGCCCAGCCTGCGGTTGTACCGACCTTGCAATAACTTATGGTCTGAACATATTGCTGCGCAGTCCTGATAACAGAACCGGTCATATTTATACCACCGCTACCGGCCTTAATATTGGTAGTACCAGTAGAAGCCGCATCGCCTATTGTGATAGTCTTTGCGCCAGTTCCGCCTGTAGCGATATTTATGGTAGAAACACCTGTTCCAGTACCAAGATTCACTGTCTTATTGCTATTCCCTGTAGCTAAATCGACTTCTAATGCTCCGGTAGATTCACCGAACTTCATCGTACCGGTCTGGTCTGACTTTCCAATAGTAATAGTTGAAGCGACGACACCCTCTAAACTGAAATTACCAGTACCACATTTAAGAGCCAATGAACTTGCGCCAGTTATATTTCCGATAGTGATAGTCTGCGCAACCGCATCTGCACCAATATTGAATGCACCTGCGGAAGTCATTGTAATAGCGTCTGTCGATGTTATTGAAATATCCCCTGTGCCGGATTGGAGCGTAGTGGCAGAAGTAGTACCTGTACTTCCAAAGGTTGTCGCTATACCAGCAATAGAAGTCGTATCTTTAGCAGAACCAATCGTAATTGTATCAGCCGTAGTATCATTATCGCCGATGTGAATTACGTTGCCGTGTGTGTTCGTACCAAAATTCAAAATTGAACCGGACGAACCGCCGTTTAACGTCAAATCATCGGTAGCCGTGATACTCGCATCGTCAGCAGAAGTAACGGCAAAATCGCCGTTAGCTGCACCAGCGGCGGCAATAAGTATTCCGCCGTCTGTGGTTGCGATATTAATAGCATTTCCGGCGACAGTACCTGCGGCACTTAATTTAATCTGGTCGGCGGCGGCCTCATTTGCGGTAAGATTTATTGAGGTATTAGATGTTAAGTCCAAATCCTCATTAGCCGCCGCGCCTGCAACGGTTAAGTCCATACCACCGGCAGAAGTTGCTAATATCATAGCATCGGCAGCAGTTCCGGCAGAATTAAATATAAGGCTTGAATTCTGTGCGCCTGTAACCTGTATTGTAAGGTCTTGAGCTGCGCCGTCAGTGGCAAGTGTAATAGTAGATGCCGCTGCGTCAAAGGCAAGCGTTCCAATGCCGGATAAATCGTCAATTGTACCCATAGCAAGGCCGGTAACTCCGGTTGAAGATTTAAGACCGACTACGTTAGTTGTGGAATCCATATCGAAAGCCAAATCTTCACCGGCGTCCGTAAACGTAATTTCGCTATCCGGAGCATTAGAAATAGTTGCTCCTGAATCCAAAATCAAAGCAGTTCCGGCAGTAATATTTTCAGCCGTTATGTCCCCGCTTGCCGTTATACCAACGCAGGTTAATGTTCCGGTATAACTTATATTCCACGAATCATCCGTGCCCTCAATATCCTTACCGCCTGTTCCCTGTATGTCGATAGTATTACCGGTACCGGCATTAGTCAGGGTAAGGTTTTTAGGATTATTGGTAGAATCGTTCTGCACAAGCGTCATTACGGGATTATTGTCGGTATCGCTGACCGTGAAAGTCAATGCGGAACCGTCAACATCAATAGTATTGCCGCCATTATAAGCGGTATCCAAATCCGTTACAGTAGTCGCACCAACAGCGGACCAAGATAGTACGCCGGCATCGGTACAGGCTAAAACGTAACCGGACGAATCCGGATAAGCCGTAGGCAGAGTATAAGTCAGGTTAGCGGATTGATTACCGCCCTGAAATTTAGTCCAGTATGTCGCGCCAGTACTCTCAAGGATTTTAAGACTCGTCAATGCAGGAGTATTAATAAAAGCTTCATTGACTTCTTTTATGGTTAAATAAAGCGGGTCAAGTTGAGTATTACCACCTTTCGCATGAGACAAATGCGATTTGTAATATAACTCGCCATAGGTCAACGCCTTAACGCTACCCGCAATACAGACGAGTATAATTAAGAATATAAAAATCTTTTTCATAATTTTGTTCCTTTTAAAAACGGGGCAGGCGGAAAGGATAAAAATGCCGCCCACCCCAAAATAGTTAATTTTTACGGATTACCTACAGGAGAAGTAAGAACCTGACTACCCCTAAAATCACTCGGTGCAGCATCTTCAAGCCAAGCGTCAATTACGAATGCGCCATTAGTTACAGTGTTATTGTAATATAACTGTACGTAACGTAAGTTGAGTTCATAAGGCAATGCCGCTCTCCAAATCCAAGAACCTGCCGTAGCAAGTCTTGCATCGGAGGCCAAAACTTCTGCGCCAGCAGCACCACACAACGGCATAAATACATACTTTATCGTACCATTAAGTGTACCGCCATCAGTGTCAGCGGTTACAGTGGCAGACATTCTTACTTCAATACTTAAAGTGTCTGTTGCCTGTGTAGGGGCTGTATTTGTTTTAATACAGAGCATAGGTGCGTGCGCTCCGACACCTAATTTGGGAGAAGCTACTCCCATATCAATAAACTTCGTTGAGTATCCAGCAGCAGTAATAGATTGTGCATCGCTGAATACTCCTAAATTATCGTGTGCTCCCATAATTCAATTCCTTAAATAAAAGGTTTTAATTTAGTTTTAATTAAACAGCCGCAACGCCAGTTTCGGTTATTAACTGTGCGTCCTGTTGACGAATCATCATATCGCCAAAACGATACATCGGGACATCGTAGATATTGTTGCGGTCGTAAATAACGTTCTGTTTGTTCTCGGCCATAATATGGAAGTGTGTCATCATTCTGCGAGGAACATACATAATGACCGGCTCAGGGCCTCTGAAGACTTCGTTTCTCGCCTGATAAATCAGGGAGATTATGCCGGTGTTAAGATTAGAAATAGAACTCTTGATATTTCTAATTCTTGCACAAGCCCTCATATCTTTTACGCAAAGGCCGAGTTTCCATTCCAGCTCTTTACGCTTAATACGTCTTTGTTTGCTGTTTTCAGCCGTATCATAGACATATCCGACATCCTCTATTTTGATACCCATTTGCGGGTCATTAACAGGAGTAATACCGAATAATTTATCTATTGCCGGTTGTAACAGCCAAATAGAGCAGGTGTCCGAACCTGTACCACCGCCAGCATCAAATACGAAAGCGTCTGCGCTTGCACTTGATGGATTAGTCGGGTCTGTGGAATCAGGTGTTTTATACCTTACATCAAGACCGTCAAATTTTTCGGGGTCTGCCACTGAACTGCCATAAAGGATATGATTGATAACGCCCTGACCAAAACCTCTAAAATGTGCATCTTCACGAGAGGCAAGGTATCTGTCTTTATTAGGCATCATATCCAATACGTGTTTAGGGACATCAATTCTATCCACAAACAAACTTATTGTTTCCTTGAAATTGTCCCAAGTTGATACAGAGGCATCGTGTCCATCACCAATTTTGATAATCTGTGGTTTTGGAATTGAAGTCTCTCTTGAGTCCTCGTGCGAATTAATACCATTAGACTGAATAATAGGCAAATCCTGTAATAGAGGATTCGATTCAGTACACGTTTTCATTGGTTCGATTAGTGCGCCTTTAGGGTCAACTAATTTCAATGAACTTACAAGATTGTATCTTGTGTCTAAACCTTGACTTGCTGCCATTGTATAAATCTCCAAATAGTTTTAATAAATTGTTAAACTAACTATTACGGAGAGGTGTCTCTTTCGAGGCTCTGCCTTGCGCTTACAGACCGCGCCGAGTCGTCTTTTACTTTAAGACAAAGCAATAGGCTCGACCAATGGGTCAAGGTGTCTATGATTATTAACTTATAAGCCGTGTCCTTTCGGGGGCATTATTTATTAGGGTCTCCCCATAAATCGGGGGTTTGGGGCCATCTAATTTTATTTTTTTCGTATTGAGATAATTCCTTATCTGGTTCTTTTCCGCCTTCGCCGCTACTCGTTGAATCTTCACTTGCCAGTTGCTCAGCGGCAACAATCAAGGCTCTGCGCAAAACCGGATTACGTAAAAATTTAGTAGATGCCAGTTCATCGGCTACCTGTTTATATTCTTCGATAGAAAGTCCGCAATTATTTCTAAACATACGCTCTATAAATAAATCTTTTGTATGTAATGCTTCCGGACTTCCTATTTCCGGTCGGGCAATCAAGGCTTCATCGCATTTCTTCGCTTCGGCGATGAATTCGGCTTCCATTTTCTGGGTTGCCGCCTGCATAGTCTGATTCCAAAAAGCAACGCCGTCCTGTACCATATCTTTAGTCCAGTGCTTTTCAGCGGCTACTTTACTTATTGCACCAACTAAACCTTCGTCAATACCAGAGCCTTCGGGCAAACCAATAGCAAAATTGATATCTTTCAAATCTTCGGGCTTTTCAACCGCTCCGAGTTCTTTCAAAAGTCCTAACTTATAAGCCTGTACTTCCTCAGGTTTAGCGTCTTTAGCTGGTTTTTGAATAACATTCTCAAGTTTCTTGCCAACCGTTTTAATGGCCTCGTAACCGCCTTTAAATGCCTCGCCTTCGCTGGTATATTTAGAGTATGTCTGTTTCATCTCCGGCGTCCAATCCGTCTTAGACTCCGTCCAGTGCGGCGTGGTGCCTGTCTGCGTCTCTGTTACTGTATTAGTTTGTTCATCCGGCATTTTAATTATCCTTTCTTTCTATTACCTATTGTTATTATCAAATTTGCTACTTTATTAAGCCAACTAACTTTTTTAGATTCTCTATGCAAAATTATGCCAGCCAAACCCCTGAAAAATATTTGCGAGTCTGCTTCTACCATTAATCTAACTTCTTCAATCATTTCGTTATGCAAAGCAATTTCATCGGGATTAGTAACTTTTCTAAATATGTTTCGTAGCCTATACGCAAGATAATCCTGACCGGCATTACTATAAGCTTTGACCAAATCTATTTTAAATGTATTTTCAGGTTCTTTCATTATGCCGTTCCTGCCATTTGCGACATACCGGCTATTATTGATTTAGGGTCAACGGGGCCGGAAACCCCCTTAGCTGCCTTTGCCATTTCTATTGCCTTTTCAGTTTCAGCGTCCTGTTGACGCTGTTGATTTATATTGGCAATAATCTCGTTGTATTCATCCTCAGTAACCATAGCATTTTTCGGGAACGAAACAGTTGTAAGTATATTATCGGCAAGCTTGTATGGTCTGAAAATATTAATTAAATCAGGCACGGCCTGTATCAAAGGAGATACCGCCTCTAATCCCTGTTGAATTGGGTCAAGACCTTGTGCCAATTTCTGCGCAATAAACAATCTGCCTATGAATTGCGGTAATATACTTATGCCATTAGCAGGAGTTTTGATATTGTTCATTATAATATCGGTAATATTACCCATTACGTCTGGCGCAAAAGGCCCTCTACCCGCTCTCGATTCAATCTCAATACTTCTATCGTCAATGACTTTAAGAACTCTGCCCTGCGATTCTATAGCAGGGGAAAGCAATACTGAATTTTCACCCGCCATTTTAGCAATCTGTAACGCTGATACCGGCTGTTTATTATTCTTTGCAAGATTGTTAAATCGTGTAAATTCTTCAAGATGAAAATGTCTTTCAACGTTCTCTTTGAAAATAGTACGGGATTCTGGATTTAAGAAAAAATCACCTATCGTATCAATAGGCTTCGGCGGTCTGTCGTATTCGTTGTTATTGACATACATTACACCTTCAGGCCATATTTGCAGTTTGCCTTCCATCGTATTTGGTGCGACAAGCGGCTTTCTATTTTGCAGTTGTATATTTTCAAGTACGTTCTTATGGAATTGCTGTTGGCCCTGAGTATCCCATATAGCGTAAAAAGCAGGCGTCCTTGAGCAGGATTCCCACGGCTTCTTCTCGTAATCCCATACCACAAAAGGTTTTGAGAAATAAGGCTTAATCTGCAAAGGTGTATTCTTGTCCCTGTCAGTGCCATATTCAAAGTAAACCGATAAATACTTGTGATTTCCGACAGGTTTTTTAAATTTATCGCTTTTCCAAATCTGGTCATCAGACCTGAATACAGCCCTTATTATCTCGAATTCGTCGAGGCATCTGCCCTCGTCTATGGCATTAACAAGCGGCTTACTAAACTTAGTCTTATAAGTCTCAGGCTTGTCCTTTGGTATAAAATCATCGTATATCTGCCTTGCAGTCCACTTTTTATCCTTGACTATAACGCCGATAGAATCATTATATTTTGAGTACATCACAAAGGCGTTTTTGTAATAAATAGGACTCCAGATAATTCTACCTTCAAGCACGTCCTCGTCGCCAAAAATGACAGGGGAGCCAATACTAAAAGCCTCTTTTGTGAACTGAGGCATAATATCGTAAAAGGTACTCTTGCGATAAACTTCTGCCATATGGTCTTTTATGTCTTGTAACCATATATCAAGCTCGTCAATACCACGCAGTTCATACTGACCCATAATATACATAATCCAAGCCAACTGTTGACTTATGGTATTGCCGAGAAAACCTTTAACCATCGTATCTAAAGCCCAAACGCCTGTACTCTCGTAGATATTTTCGCCGAAAAAGTCCCCGTCCTTGCTATCGTCAATAGATAAATCAGGTCTAAATAGCTGAGCAATAACATCACGAGAAACATTAAATTTCGCAATCTTCTGCGAAATTTGCTCCTGCCGCTCCATTATTCTGTCGTATAATGATTTATCTGACCACATAGACCACTTTCTTATTTAGCTTCCAATTGTAATTCTAAAACTTTAATCTGTATCTCCATCGCCAATACAGGACCATAGAAGGGCGATAACGTTTGCGATATTTCATATAATATCTTAAAAAACTTTTTAATCATTCATTCTATTTCTTTCAGATAACACCAACTATCTTCTGAGCTATTTTCGCACTCAACTACATATTTTTTCCCACAAACAGGGCAAGTTAATGTTTCGCCCAAATTGTTCCAACTACACTCTATATCGTAGCAACACTCGTTCATCTCATCGCCTTTTCTATGTCGTTATCGTCAAGCATCATATCGGCTCAATGCGGCTCGACCCATTTAAGCTCTCCATTCCCGCAAGGGTCGTCAAGTACCATACCTGAGAATGGCGGCAATGTATTAGGCAAAGAATATCTATCAATCTCAAGAGTACCTTCAATACCGTTTGATTGTAGTAATTCAGCAACCTTGCAATCCAGAACAGTAAGATGTTTATTAATCTCGTTTACATCGTTCGCATCAGCCTTTGACCTAATTGCCGTTGCCTGCCTGTTAATAACGGCGGCAATTTCCATCATTCGATAAAACTGTAATGAATCGACCGGCTTGCCGTATTTTTCAGTCCATTGCGCATAGAATTGCTCGAAGCCAACAGAAGGTCTGAAATCACCCACAAGCTCTTTAAATGCCGCCTTTTGGCCGCTAATTGAGCCAAGACCGAAAATAAACACAATCATAAAAATAATACTAATCCACTTTTTCATCTTTTTTCCTTTCACAGTTATTTTTAATATACTCATCGCACATTGATTTTAAATATGTCTCGAAGAACCATTTTGACTGCTCGTCAATCACTGTATTATTCGGGTCAAGCCATTTTACTTGCGCGATACCGTTTGAATCGGCCGGAGTGATTAGGACTATACTACAAAGGTTCAAGGACTGAGGCGCAATACCCTCAATAACGCCCGTAACATTTTCAGCCGGTGCGACATTATCGTCAACCTCATAAGTAGAACGACAACCACAAAAAACCGCTAATATAAATACGACAGATAAATACGCAAATACTCTTTTCATCTTAAATCCTTTCAATTCCCTTGTGTCGCGCCAAGCCCTAATAGTCCGGGCTTAGCTAAAGTTAATTTTCCCCAATCCTTTGTCAATGAAGATGCCGCAAGCCTTTTATTAATCTTCTCCTGCTCAGTGTCCTGCTTAATTGGCGCAGCCGTCCTTGTCGTAACAGCCTTTGCCGTTGCGGTTGGAACAGAAATAGAACCACCACCGCCTGAACTCATAGACGATGCGGCCATTACACCGCCGCCAATAAGTAACGCAGGTAATACGAATGCTCCCATTATGCAGTCCTTTTAAAGCCACGACTTAATATATTGTTACGATAAGGATTATGTGACGGATTTATAGGTAATTGCATAGATGTATCGCCAATCCTACGGCCTGCTATAGTCATATTTTCGTAAACGATAGCCATATAGCCAAAGGCATCCGATCCGTTTGAAGCCCAATCGTGCAAAGGCTCTGATTGAAATCGTGGCTGTTCATCGGTGCTTAGGACTTCATTCTTCTTCCTTCTGTAATGATTTAGGCAATTAACGCCAGTGCTGCAATTTTTGTGAAATTTGCATTTATGGATTATGTTCCGAACAGCCTGTATCCTGCCTTCAATTGAATGGTCGCATATTTTTTCAACCGGATTATTTCTCAGCTTTTGCAAAATCTCTGCCCTTGTTTGTACTACCTCGCCCATTTGCCGATTGTACGCATCGTGCGGCAAATAATCGCAACCATACGCATACGGCCGCTTATTCAGCCAATTAGCATAATGCTGCATACCTTCGCCATAGTTTTCGTAATAATCAATTAAATGTATGTGGTCTTTGACGAATTGCACAAACCAAATTGCGGTAGTATCGCTCGCTCGAACCCCTAAATCCCAAAAAGTATAAACCTTTTCAGTACTTGCGATAATAGCATCATCACAATCAACTCTTTTATCTTTTAGCGCGTCCGACATTAAAGCTGCATAAAACGCGCCGTCCAAATCATAATCTTCCCACGAATTTAGTACATATCTGTTATATTTTTTAGGCGATTCAATCTTTAACCTCTCAACGTCTTTTACAAAATCATCGGGCAGGTTATGTGCATTTTCGGCCAAATCAGACTCAATAAGCTCGTAACCGTCTAATTTTTTATTTTTCCACCGGTCCCAAATCCAGTTATGGCCTGCCGTATTACCGATTATCATCCCCTGCCTAAAACCAACAGCACGCCTTAATCGGCCACGCAACAAGTCAAACTGCTCGGCAGATTCAAACTCTTCACTTTGCTCAATGATGAACCAGCCCAAATTCACATTTTGCAAACCAGATAACTCGTCGCCGTGCCTAAACATAATTGTACTGCCATTAGCCAGTTTAACTTCTTTATCCGCTTTATTAACAGTCAGACCTGTATAAGACTCAAAATCTTTTAACGTGGAATCCCGCAAGTCTGTAAACTTTTTGCGAACCACTAATCCCAAATTATCAGGGAAAGTCTCCGATAATTGCAAACCTTTAATCAAAGCGCACATTGTCTTTCCGCTCGCCCAGCTTGCTATAAATGCAGGAAATCTCGCCGAACTATTGACAAATAGCCTCTGTTTAAGATTAAGATTTATTGTCTGTTCCATCTGGTACCTGTATAGGATTTATCCCAATAACATTTAAGATTTTATGTTGCAACTCCAAATTACCCTCGATTGATTTAAGCGAGGGGTATAACCTCCCAGCCAAATCACAAGCCGTTTTTTTGTCTTTAAAAGCCTGTTTGATATAATGCAACACAAAACATTTCCCGCTGTCAGTTTCATACTGCGCAAGGGCTTCTCTTAGTGGCTTATTTACGCCATAAGAACCTTTTGGCCTGCCTGCGCCCGGCAAGGCAGTGCCGCCTTTTGTAAGATTCGGATTTCCTTTTTTTCCTGCCATAATTTATTTTTTATTTATTTTTTAATCGCTCGGTTCTCGTTTTTTTAAAATTTCCGCTTTTTCATCGTTTTCTGTCATATTAGTTATCCATTTAACATACTGCTGTTTGGTTTACGTGGCTATCAGACGCAATAGGAGCCTCGTGGCTGAGTTTAAATTGATTAGGGGGTAGTTTGGTGGGGGTATTTTTAATTTTGCGTTTCCGCTTAATTTCAAACATTTTTTCACCGAAACTGTTTTTCTGCATTTTTAAGTCCTTACCCTGTTTTTGTTAAGTATATAACTAAATGTGGATAATGTCAAGGGTTTTAAATTAATTTACTTTATTTTAATATTTTTTTAATATTTTACTTGACATTATATAATATATAACCGATAATACTATGTAGTGATGATTAGTTAACAAGTTAATAACAAATTTTTTAGAAAGGAAATAGCAATGAAAAATTGGCGAGAAAAACAAATGAGAGAAATTGCGGACGAAATTAAAACCAGAGCAAATCTCACCACTGAAAAAATAACTCAACTTGCTCAAATATCTGCTCAAATCACTGCATTTAACGAGGACACGCCAGCGGACGTAGAGCAGACCGCCTACGATAAGAGTAACGCTATACTGGATGAAATCGAAGATGCGTTTCAAAATGTTGTCGATGAAAAAATGGAAGATTTTAGTGGTAATGCTATTGAGGAGCGAAGCGAACGAGATATTATGAAGCGAGCCTTGAGCTTTCTGGGTATCGACCAAAACTCTATCGACACTATTGAAGACCGGATTACTAATCGAGGTTAAACTATGGAAACTCCAAAAACACTTTTGCAGGCCGCTCGTTACTTTGCGGATTTGAACATTTGCGAAAACTTTATGCGAGATATTAAATGGCACGGCGAAGAGCCTGCCTGCCCGCATTGCGGAAGTATTGGTGCTTTAAGTAAGTCATTGCCTAATAATTAGTTTATGAAATTTTGAAAGGGTTAAAAAATGAAAGTTTGGACAGCAAAAATGCTTTTGAATAAATTGAAAAAACTATTAGAAGCAGACCTACGAAAACCCATTTATTATTGTGATATGCCGATTGTAAGGCTAAATAAAGACCCCAACCAAATTAGTTTAAGGTAGAAAAGGAGACTTGAAATGTCAAAAAAACAATATGTAAACTGCTGTATTTCTGACGCTGACCTGTCAAAGGAAAACACAACAATAAATATTTGCGGTAATTGCAGGGTAAAAAAACCCTGTATTATGAACTGTCCCGAAAAATGGGAAATAATAAATGGGAAGCATTATATCGTAAAAGCAGAAGGAAAATAAAAATGAAAACACAAATAGAACAAATTAAGGCAGCTAAAAGAGCGTATATAATACAATTAAATAAGAATTTCACAAGATTTTCAGTTTATCTCGATTCTGGTAAAGGTCTATTAGCTTTATGGCCGTCTGATTCGCATTTAACGAAATCGGCAGAACTGTTAGAAGGCCAAATTTATAGTAAGCTGATTAACTTACCGGCATTTCATTTTCTCGTAGCAGACTTAGGCACGAGTAGAACTGGCTTAATTAGTTACGAGTTAAAAAAGATAAACCCTGATATTACGGTTGAATTTTTAAGCGGTGGCACGCCCTCACACTGTTAAGCGGAAGGAAAATAAAAATGCGAAAAACGCATAAATGGAAGAAAACTCCTATCGAAGAGGCTACAGGCTTTACCGTACAAGAACTCGCAGCTAAGCTTAACGTGGCGCATAATCACGTTTATTACGTGTTTCGCCACTATGGCGCGGACGGTATCAAAAAACAATTAGAAAATTCAGATTAACCCTGACTCCTGAGGCTTGTCCCCGATAGTTTATCAAAAAACGCGCCAAACAGCGTAAAAATTTAATCATCACCGAGCAATCGGCCTTATTAATTTTTTACAGAGCTTAAAAACTAAAAATTGTCGCCGGGCTTATTTTTGATTATATGGATATGTCAAGGGGGGTGGTGAAATTTTTTGGGTAATTGACAATATATCTGGCCATATTCATCAGATTTCCAATTTGCACAGTCGCCGCAACTTTTATTTCCATCTGCCATTATTCAATCTCTCTGCAAGCAGCTATTACTTTTCTGCACATTTCCACATCAAACATTCCTATATGACATTCTGGCATCGGGATTCCAAGCTTGTCGGCAAGCCAGTTATACGCACCCCTGCGACTTTTCCCGCCGCTGGGTCTCTGCCAAATCGGGTCGAATAATGCGTGAGCTTGCTTCTTGCATTGTCTTAGCTCTGAATCAGCTAATCGACCTAATGGTTTTGTAGTTCCTTTGTGGCAGCCGACATAAACCAATTCAGGTTTACACCTGCAAAGATACATCCAGCCATAACTTTTTTTATAGATGATTTTTGAATCAACCAATTCAGCTTCTTTCCCGCAATATGGACAAATTATTTTTGACATTTATTTGCTCCTTTTTCAATTTATGGCAATTATGGGCGTCCGTGCCCGCCCCGAGGCTTTGCGTATTTAAACGATTTACCTCCGCATTAGAGAGAGCCTTTTTGCTCGTAAATTTCCTGTTTTGCCTTCGCCTTCCCTGATTGTTAATTGCCTTTGTATCTCTATTTAATCATTTCCATAGGCAGATATTTTACATCATTACCAAAGTTAAACATAAGATGTTCGTCAACATAACCGCCTTCTAAATAATCGGCGAAACTATACTCATTAGCAGGAGTATATGACGATAAAATTTTCCAATTCATATCGAACGCCGCACCAAGCTCCAAGCAAAACCTGTCTGCGTTATCTATTTTTTTATACCAGTCAACATTATCAATCTGGCAACTGACAAGCTCGATAGCGTGCCGTTCGTACGGTTTGCCAATTTCTCTTTTGATAAAATCCTCGGCAAGTGTGTCATAATATCCGGTTCTTATCATAGATAATCTACGTATGCCTATCCTGCCGTTATATTCTTTTAATACTTTTGAAAACGGCAGAAGTCTTACCCCCTTAAACCGTGAACTATAAGGCGTGGGATTATCATTGTGCTTGCCATAAACAAGCGTAGTCGCTTCCAATAGCAAAACTCGGTCGCCCCTACGGATTATCTTGCCGTAATGGCTCCACTTACAAAAAAAGGCTATAAAATCACTGACAAAACCCTTGCCTCTAAAAAATACGCTATCGCCGGTTTGTAAAAATGGCCTAATTTTCTCGTATGTTGTTTTCATTTTTTAGTTCCTTTAAGGCCTGCTCTGCTTTTTCGATTGCTCTATCTGCTTTGCCGTGTTCGTTCGAATCATACACCCTGCCTTCTCCGCCATCCACAGACCTCATTATTCTATAAATAGATATAAGATTTTTCAACTCCGCAATCTCTTTTTGCTGTGATTCGATTATGCCGAGAGCCTCAACGAAACTACTCTTTGAAATAAATTCGTAATTTTCCAGTCGGGGTAATGCTTCCATCCAATCTTTTAAGTATGTTGCTGTATCACCCCCTACCATTTCGTTGACATCGCCGATATGGTCAGGCTTGGGATTGCAATCGGGACAAGGGTACACACCATACCCATCGGGAGTAATTTTTTCTCCACTTCCCCCGCACGTTTTGCAGGCAGGGCAAGTTTCAGCCTTTTCTTCTTTTGCCTGATTAAATCCTACTATCGATTTTTCTTCCTGCTTCTCTATAATCAGAGAAAGTAAAACTTCACGTAATTCTATCGCAAGAGGCTTGTCTATTGTCAATCCTTCATCAGCGTAATGTATGAGTTTTTTTAACACTTCTTTTGTCTTTTCAATCGCTTCATTCATTTTTTGCCTCGCTTGATTCTATCGTTTTAAAAAACACTTTGGGGAAATTGGTCTTACCTGACTCAAAACGTTTTATGCTCCTTGTATCTTTTAGTTTTTATGCACCGTCTGCAAGTAACCCTGTTTTTTTGATTTGTTGTTTTTGGATGTAATCCATATATTGTGGATTTTGCTCCACACGCAGTGCAATTAACGACTATTCTTGCACTCCATCTTTGATAATGCGTAATCATTTTCAATCCTTTCCGACGCCAGTGCGTCAAGTGATTTATTACCTTTCTTTAAATTACTTTGTTAAATTTTATTACAGACCTATTGTTTTTCTTAAAGTTCTGCACCCACATTGTTTACAGACTACATAGCGTAAATGCGTATCAATCTGTGTTCCTTTTTCTATCGTTTCCTGTTGCTTGTTTCCGCAGTTTGTGCAAGTACAATTTACGCAATATTGTTCGCTCATTTCAGCACCTCTTTAATCTGTCCGCCGATGTTGCCGGTCATTACATCGCCAATTGCATCCCCTATAGCCGTTGCGCTCTCTGGCGAATCAGCCACGTTGCTGTCAATTACCAACAGCCTTGCGACAAAATTGCCGTCTTGAATATTCAAAGCAAGACTGCCTGTTTGAGTATTGACCATTGACTTGAGATTGGTTATTTCAAGCCTACTAATTAATTTTCCGGTTGACGGGTTAAAGATTTCTCTTTTTAAAGAATTGCCGATACATCCTGCCAAAAACATACACGCTATACACAATATTAGAGTTTTCATAGAATACCTTTCTTGAAGATTTTAAATAATTTCATTCCACATCACCGTAATAATCCCAAAAGCTAACGCAATTATTCCACATAGTGCAGCAAACACTGCTGCACTACATAAAATTCCCATAATCGTTCTCATAACTATTTTCCTTTCTTAAATTTGAGTTGTATTTTCTTAATCGGGAACTTTTCTCCAGCTTTTTTACACAGCTTAATAAGTTTACGCTCTGCATAATTAGGCTTGCCGATAGTAACAACAATTTCTGTTTGTTTCTTACTTTTTTTTCGCCGTGTTGCCTTGATAGTAAGTTTTTCGCTTATATACTTTGTTGCCTTTACATAATCTTCTCCTGCGACCGCCGCCACTACCTGTCCATAAATTTTCGTGCTATTTGTCATAAATCACCTTTCTTAAAAAAACCATTTAATTATTCCAAATTATAAAAATACATTAATATCAACATCGCCAAACTTATCCAAAACCAGTACCAAAAATATGGGTCGGGCTTAATGGTCAAATTACGCCCCCATCAACTTGCTTAATCTGCTCCGAAAAGTCTGGCTTCCCATATTTTCCGGCCTGACATTATAAATTTTGCACTGTTCAATCAGGTATCTTTCGACTTCCCTGTAATCGCTTTCTCGCCACGTACACAAAGGTTTTTTCCATTCTGCCTCGATATACGTCCATCTTTCCGGCCAGACGGACTTAAACCATATCTCAAAATCGGCAGGATTGTCGTGCCCCCATTTATGCTCCTCGCCAGATAACGTTAATGCGTTCTCTAACCGCCACCGCAGGCAATTCCTTGACCTGCCCTTAATATGCGCCCAATGACAATTACATTTATCAACCAAGAGCCGTCCGGACTTTTGGCACACCCTGCCATCCCTCGCCTTTACACAATTTCTTGCAAGGTCGTCAAGCCATACTCTGAACGGTTTAGCCTTAAATTTCTTAGTCATTAAAAGAATCCTTCAAAAATCATTGCTGTATTGCCGCATTTTTTACATTTAGCGTTTGTCTCTGGAGCAAGACCCACTATTTCGTTAGTCCTAATTGTTTCATTTGGCTTGACAAACCTACCGCATTTAATACAAACTGGAATGAATCTGGCAATGCCGGTCATTTCTCCGCAATCAAATTCCACTCGTTTTGTATTTTCGTAAATTGTCATTTATTTAACCTTCTGAATTAAAACATCATTTCTTTTTTTGTTAGCATTTTCTATCTCGATATTTTGTTTGCTTCTTGTAGGGACTTTTTTGACACGATTTCTATGCTTGCAATATCCTTGTCAAAATCGTAATCAAGCGGAACCTGTAATCTTTCGCTCATAATAATTAAGCTCCGTAAATCTACGGGAGAAGGATTTTTTGTAAAATCAACAGACATCTTAAGCGTTGCTAAGAATTGGTCGTCCTTTTTAACAAAGCAATCGCCTTGTCCGTTACTGCCAGTATATCTAAGCTTCCTTATTGCCATACCGTTTTCGTTTCGTGCGTAAAACATTTTCTTTTCCTTTCGTTAAATATTTTCATCTTTTCAGTTCTTCTAAAAGTTCTTTGGCTTTTTTAAGTTCTTCACTATCATCTGCATATAATTCATTATTTGCGTTTTGAAAATCGAATTGTGTTATTGCCCATTCGAGAGTTTGAATTATTTTATATACTTCATCCAATTCAAGAATTGCCAATTTACGAGCGGATAATATAAAGTTTTCAGGCATTCCCGAAAGTGTTAGTGTTTCATCTTCCCAATTACCTGTTTGTATTTTCATTTTCGCTATTATTTTACTGCCTTTCGCAAATCCACGTTCTCAGCTTCGAGTTTTTTAATACGCTTTTGAAGTTCGTAAATTTTATTCCACAATATATCAAATTCTGGTTTTTTCTTTTTCATCTTTCACTCGCTTTCTGGTTTAAAAATTAAAGCAACATTCCGTTCCCTGCGTAACCAGTCTGCTGTTTTATTTTTTGCACCAATAAACCTTTTTTATTGGTCGCCGTACTCGTCTTTGCAATCTTAGCCCATTTAACCACATCACTGAATATGGAAAGTTTTAAGCTCTTTGATTGACACTGTTCACTTAAATACTTCATTATTTTCGCAAATGTATTTGCCTCTTTGCGGTTAAATTCAAAAAGTTTACCTAATTCCTGCGTGCATTCAATTCTACTTTTTGCTACTTTCAAATCCAATTCCAAAATAGTCTCAGAAGAAGAAACAACGCCAACACCAATTTTCTGTGGAAATCCTTCTTGAGGGTTATTAGTTTTTATTTCCGCCAAATTCCCGGCTGTTTGGTTTTGTTCTGTTATGTTATGTTCTGTTGGGTTTGGTTTTGTTATATAAGCGGCCAGAATTTGCGGGGAATTCCCAGCGTTTTCTGAAATCCAGTTTAATTTTATCATAACTTCAATGGCGTTCTTGACTTGTGATTCTGGCACGTCAATCAAGAAAGAAAGCTCCGGAATTGGTGGCAAAATGCCCCTTTCGCCCCTTTTGGCGTCTCCCGCAATTTCCAGACATTTCAGGAAAATTCCGAAAACCTGCATAGCGTTCTCACGGCCAGCAACATTTAGCAGCCGTCGATACCCCTCGCCCTGTTTCCTGCCGTTAGCTTTTTGGCGGATATAATCAAGTGGTTTTGCGCGAAGTTCATCTCCAGTTCTTGCAGGCTGACCTTTAGAATTTACCTCATATCTTTCAAGCCATTCTGTTATTTTGTAGGTCATTATTGTTTATTCCTTTGGTGCGTCAAGTGATTTATTGCCATAGTTATTTCAACTCCAATTATTTTTACTCCAAGCGGCATTCCTTTATAATTCTTGTTCCATTCTACAAACTTATATTCCGCCGGCATTCTTGATAGGCATTGTTCCGGCGTCCCCTGCCCTAATTCAATGCCTATTTGCTTTTTATGGCCTTTTATTTCAACTATGGCTATCATCTTATTTTTGGGTTATGACTCGTCATTATGGATAAATACTTTATATGTAGCATCCGGCCCAAAAGCTTTTTGTAGCGATTCGAGCGATTTAAAGGCAGGTACAACACCAATACAACCCTCTGGGCCGGGAATATTTTTGACAATTTCTGTGTCAATCTTCAAAGCTATCCATATTTTTTTAAATTTCATACTTTCGCTCCTTTTGGTGCATCAACTGATTCAATGCCTATTTTTTCTTATCGAATAAAAAATTCATTCGCTGCCTGTTTTTCTCAGGTATAGCCATATCTAAAATTGGTTCAGGCAAAGAATCATCTAATGCCCAATTCAGATATTTGTCGCAGACTATCAGGCATCTATCTTTATCTTTGCATTCAGGGTAAGGATTCATAGTTTGCTCCATTTACTTAAAATGCTATCTTAACTATTGCAAACTTGCGCGGTGTCCAATATCCGGTTTTTGGTATGGCAAGAATAGCATTTCTAAAACCAATAGCTTCAAGATAACTTGTTGAGCAATATTGCTTGCTCCAAAAATCGGCTGCTGACCAATTTCCATTGCGATATTGGCAAATCACCATATAAAGTGTTCCTGTAACTAATATTTTTTTATGTACTCCTTTTGCTCTCATTTTTTACTCCATTTCATCAAGTCTATCAGTTCAATCTTTATCATCCTCTACAAAATCAGAATCGCAACCCATTCCTATTCCGAGCGATTGTGCTATAATACCCGCTTCTTTAAAAATTACCTTTTCCATTAAAACAACTCCACAGCTTTTTATTCCTTGCAAATCCTTAACTAACATTGGACAGGGCAAGTTATCTGCTGATATACCACATAAGCGACCAATTTCACATACTTCTAACGAGCAACATTTTCCGCACCTTTTACAGGCCGAAGATTTAACTATATCTTTGGCGACACCATTAATGATAGCATCAGCAGTTACATCTTCTGTTGTTTGAGGTTTATTTGACATTGGATGTTTCCTTTTTTGCTTTACGAAGTTTTTCTTTTTGGTCTTTCCACCATTCCGGGTTTGGGTCTGGTATGACTATCCCTATTCCTGCTATAATCGTCCTAAATCGTTCAAAAAAATTAGCGGCTTGTAATGTACTCATTTTGCTTAAAGTTATCCTGCGGCCTTCCTCATCATTTGTCGGGCATATTATGTAAGCAAGCTCAAGCAAAAAATCAGGCGTTAAACCTTGCCCTTTTGGTATCCTGTCAACGAGTAAATATTTCAGTAGTCCTGAAACGTCTATACCTTCATCGTTTGCTTGTGCTATGGTCTGGGCTATCATTAAGCCAAAAACAGTTTTAACTTGTTGATATGATTTTTCTTTTGGTATGCGTTTTAACTCAACTGTGTATCTGCCTGCCGGTGCGTTTTGCCAAAACATATCAAGGTCTAAAGTTTTTAATTCTGGCACTGGTTTTTTACCGTCAAGCTTTTGTATGTAATATGTTATTTTGTCTTTTGCCATTTATTTATTCCTTAATAATTTCAGCTTCATCATTAAATAAATATATCGTATCGCCTAACATATCTTTGACATAGTATCCTAAATCATCAATAGGAATAGCATCAACTGTTTTGCCAACCATATCCTGACATTCAGGATAATTAGAAAGAGCAGTTACTTTTTTAATTTTTATCTGCATACGATTGATTTTCTAAACTCTATCCTTGTTGATGCTTCCTTGGCCGGTTGAGCCTTAAAATTCTTTTCAATCTGCTTCCAAGTAACAAGCCAGCGGCCACAAGCAACGTCTTGACCTTTTATAAGCATTTCATCTCTTGTCGCTGCAAGCTCGTCATATTCTTTTGTTGCTGGTTCGAGTTCCGCCATTCTTTCCAGTACACTTTCCAATTCGGCGTTATCGACTACTTCTAAATTTCCGCCTGTTGAATATTCGGGACAGCAGAAAGAAAAGAATTGACAGCTTGGACACATATCAGGGTCGTTAATACCTGTCGGGACGGTATTAGTTTTAATCGCCCCATTTATGGTTTTTGCTTTTTCGAGAAGCGAATCGCAGTATGCCATATCTAAAGCAAAATCTATCAGTTTCATATCGTAAAGATTCGATTTATTAACCAATAGAATAAAACAAGTTCCGAGATTGTGAGCTAATGCGTAAAGCTGTAATTGGCCTCTATATTTTCGAGTCCAAGAATACCGGCCAAGAGAATTGTAGTCGTTCACCCGTGAGAATATGTTTGGCGACATTGTTTTGATGTCAATTACGCCCAAAGTTTCCCATACACCTTGCTCATTATATACTTGCAGGAATCCGTCAATCGTGCCGCTTATCTGATATTCTTTAAGCAGGTTGTCATTTGTACTGGTTTGGCTCCCAACGATACGCCATAGAGGACTTGACGATTGTCCAACTTCTGATACGATTCTTTCAATGACAGGCTCTAAAATATTTCCTGTTTCAAATATTCCCTGTAAATCGTCTTTTGTTTTTACAGCCTTATCCCACGCAGCCCGCATATAGTAAAGTTTTCGCAAGCAAGGGTCGTCTAATGCAGATATACGGTTGACGTGCTGTTGAACGACTTTCTTCTTGCGATTGAGAACAGTATTAATGCCAGTTGCAATAGTATGCGTCCCAAATCCCGCCAAAGTTGCCGACTTTAAAGTTTCCATTATTTGACCTGCTCTTTCTTAAATGTTTCCCAAAGAGTTTTTGCGTTTTTCAATGCAATATCGAGCCGTTGACCCTTGACAAGTTTTGCCGAATCAATACCCTGTACCAGTTTATTATCTTTTTTACTGTAAAAAGAAGTCAAGGCTTTACAGGAAGATTTAGCAACTTCCAATTGGTCTGATACCTCAGACATCTCCTCGATTGTGTAAACGCCTTGTTCATCAACTGCGATGCCATAACAAGCGTTTGCAATTTCCATAAGAAGCCTGCCAAGTTCAGCCTGTTTTAACTGGTCGTCTCCTGACGTGCCGCCTTGCGTGCCGCTGGCGTGAGTAATCTTTGCTGACTTATTGGCGTCCTCACCTACTTTACCCATAATCTCCGCAAATCGCTTCGCCGGTATTCCGCGTAAACCTAACAATGCTTTTATGGCGTTACCGTTAAAAATATGATATGCCGCGTCCCTGATGTCGTTCTCGTTAATATCTTCAATGGCCCTAAAAGCATCACTTTTGAAACCGAGAAATTTGTCTCGCGTGCTGTATGTACCTTGTGCGTAAATAAGCCTGTCTCCCATCGCTGCCTTGCCCTCAAAAACATACCTATAGCCCTTGCCGAGCGAATCCGTAAATTCTTCTTTTTTGTTCGTTACCTCAAACACTTTTATTCCAAAATGCCTCGCTACTCTTTCCGCTCCGGCAGACGATAGACAAACAATCGCTTTATCACCTTCGCCGAACTGCTTCCAATCTTCGGGGTAAGTTTGCGTTATCAGGATTGTGTTTATGGCTTGTGCAAATCGCACCGCCAGAGACGCTTTCTTTTCGAGAACCGCAAGCATTAAGTCTGGGTCGCCCTCACTTAATACATTCGCCAATTCAGTTGACGGGCTTTCCACTGGCTCCGGTTCAGGTCTTAAATCATTTTCTTTTTCAGTTGCCATTTTTCTATCCTTTCATTCCCATAAAACCACTGGTTAGGCGTTAAGTATTTACTATTTCTGGCTCGGAATTATATAAAGTTATGCGTTGCATAAAACTTTGTATTTCTACTGGCGTTAAACCATTGTCTGAAAATCCCGCTGCGTGCATAATTGCCTCTTTGATATTCTTGCCGTCTTTGCTCAGACTGTTTTCACCATCAGGAAAATACCCGCCTCGGTAGTCAATTTTGAAACCATCGCTGAAATTCCTAATTGTTATGCCAATATGCGGTAGTCTCTGTTTTACCATTAATTCTGCAATTACCTTAGCATTATTCTGTAAGTCAATTCCTACGGCTTTAATTTGTTGCTCTATTTGTTCTATGTTCATTTTATTTCTCCATTTTCTACTTGTGAGATTGCTTGCTTGACTAAAAATAATGTCTCTACACTTAAATAATCGTAATAGCTCTTATCTTTAACATCTTCCCATACAGCCTTTAATGCCTTCAACATCACTGCGTTGTCGAATTGAAGCTTGCCGAACCAACATTTTTCACAAGTACTCATTTATACACCTCTCGAATTATTATAATGATTTTCTAAACTGGTTCTCTCGTTATCAGGCAGTTCCGTAAAATCAATTTTTCTCAGAAACTCAAAACAGTACGATACTCCTGCAAAATGTTCTTCTGCATCAACTACATTTTTTTTACAACCTGTACCAGTTAAGTTATATCTGCATTCATCGCAAAGAGTCATTGTTCAATCTCCTAAAACCAAAGGCCGGTAAATTCCGTTTGCTTGAGACACATCAGAAATGTATTTCCAGAAAATGACCGGCCTTTTGGATTCTATTCGTATTGTTTTAGTCTCAAGCATTTGTATATATCCTAATAATTGTTTCGTCATTGTCAAGAGAAAACTTTAATTATTTTTGGTATTGATATAGTTGACTCACCATAACGCTTTTTGTCCTTTTCATACTTCATCTCCCCATGCATCCCATCCTTCTGTCTTTTGGCGGGCAAACAATTCTATGCGGGGTAAGTCCCCAACAAGTTGAATAATTCTGTCCCGCACTTCGGCTGGTTTTTTAGAGTGTTCTTCAATAGGACTTACAACTAATTGTCTAATACCCGCTGAAATTCTATGGGGGTTGCCTTTTGTTGCTAAAATACATAATTCTATATTTGCTCTCGTCCACCTTCCCTGCCCCATAAAATAGGAATCAGCCTTTTTGTTTTTCTTTACCCAAGCGAAGGCAAGACTTTTATACTCAAATCCCCAAGCCGTTACCACTTTCATAAATTCATTTAGCTTTGGAGCAGTTACCCAAAGAAACAAAACACAGTCTTTGTCTGAAATGTCTTTAACAGGTAAAAGACAAATATCTGCAAGAGACAAAACTTGATAATGGTCTGTTACACTGGAGTTCATCATCTCCCCTTGATACTTCCAGGGCGGGTCGGCGTAAATTATCTGATATTTTTTGTCTGGTAATTTCATTATTTATCCCTTTGGTGCGTCAAATGATTCGTTGCCTTTCGTAAAATTAAATCCTGCATCTATTCTATCGCCAACCGTTTCATCTTCGCCATAACGACAACGACTAACTCTTTGTTCGTCTTTAATTCTTAATCTACTTTCGTGATTTCTTTCAGCCTTTGGTTGGCATTTATGATTGGCATCGAGATATTGACCACAAACAACACAACAAAATCCTACTTCGGCCAATTTTTTCTTATCTTCGTTTGTTAATGCAGTAATCATTATATTTTACTCACTTCTATCTTAAGTTTTATCTTATCCACCAAAGGCCGCAACCGTTTCTTTCGCCGTCAATTTTGACGAAACCGTTTTGTATTAAATCTGCACGTCTCCGCCATATCTGGTCTCTTGTTAGAATTCCGTGCAAGTATTCGGCCAATTCGTACTGGTTGCTACCATTATGCTGCCTTAAACAATTCAATATTATTTGGCAATGAGCCGCAGCGGTTCCAGTATTTATAATCTCCTGCCCTGTTTTTACGGACGTTACAGGGTCAACAGTTCTGTGCCGCTGCATAAAATCTAAAACAATCTGGCCTTTTGCGTCACGCATTATTTTCTCCTTTTCATTGCAAGTTTATAATTGTTTCGCCATTGTTCTAAATTTTGACGGTCAAACTCTGTTATCTTAATTAATGTTACATTGTTGGCATCGTGGAGTTTGTAATAATTGTCAGAAGTATCATATTTTATACTTGCCAGTTCAGAGTTTAAATTATTAATCTTTTTTTCAAGTCGGTCAAATCTCCGACCTATACCGAGAGCTAAACAGATAAACATAAAACCGATAATTGTAATTGATAATTTTGCGTTTGTCATTTTGCAGCCTCTATTTCTGAGAGAAGATTTCTTGCGAACATAACTTGTTTACAAATATCGCAGTTACAATATTTATTTGATGGATACTGCGATAACTTCCTTAACTCCTCTACAAGTCTGTCGTGGTAATTAACCGCAAGACAAATAAATTTAGCGTTGGCAATAGAGTCGCCGCCGTGAAACATATAATAACAAGACGCTAATTGTTCTTTGCCTTCCGGCAGAATAGCTTTAACTTCTTCGCCTTTTGTTCTTTCAATCATAAAATCCTCACAATCCAGCAGACTAAAAATAAAATCGCCAAATCTGCCAATGCAAGAAAAACCATTGTTGTAAAATGCTTCTTATCCATTTCAATCTCCATAATTTTTTAAAAAGCGGCCACCGCAGGAACGCCCTGCATAAATTCAAGCTAAATATTTCCCAATCTTTTTTTCGTGGCCGCTATTAACTTTCAAAGAGACTGCCGGAACCGCATCTACACACTTGACTACTTTTCCGGCCAGTCTCAGAACTTTTAAAAGGTGGGCAAGATTTCACTTGCTCAAACTTATACTTCTATAAGTTCTAAGGCATTGCTTTACAATGTCGCCACCCTTTTTACTTCCAAAGAGCAAATTATTCTTCTTTTATCAATTCGCAGTCTCGCCAACTTTTCAAAACAAGACGTTCGATTTTAGTCCAATACTTTAATTTCTCCATTTCCTTTTTATCCGATGCAGGGAGTTTATTTATTTTTTCCCTTATTTCAGGAACACAACCTACTTCTATACATTTCGCAACGGCTTTGAAACTAAAAAGGTTAAACTTTTCGAGCCAATATTTTCTTTCGTTTTCAGAATTAGGCAAAATACGCAGAAGTTTACACGTCAACCATTTTTTATATGTAAGACTGATAGAAAAGCTAATATTCCCGCCAGAGCTAATATACCCGCCAGAGCTAATATACCCGACAGAGCGAATATACCCGCCAGAGCTAATATCCCCGCCAGAGTAAATATACCCGCCAGAGCTAATATCCCCGCCAGAGCTAATATCCCCGACAGAGCTAATATACCCGCCAGAGCAAATATCCCCGCCAGAGTA